ACATCACGACGAATCCGATGGCCCGCATCAAATACAGTGCTGGCGATAGGAACGAGCGCGACGATTTCACGCCGGAAGAACGCAAGCTGATCCTGATCTTGGCTCGTAAGGCCGAGCCGCATGTTTACTGGGTTAATTGGGTTTGCTCCTTCCTCGGAACGCGAACTTCAGAGGTGGCCGACGCCAACACCCTCGACATCGAGTGTACCGATGGGATCTGCGTCATGAGTATCCATCGAAAGCACCGCTCGCGCGATCAGCGGCTCAAGACCAAGGTATCGACTCGCAAGCTCGCGTTGCACGGGGCGCTGCTCGGTGAGGGTTTCGGTGGGCGGGCCGCTATTCCCCAACGTGCCGCTCGACACCTATGGCAAGCGAGCCAGCAAGGTAGCAACCGAGTGCTCGATCTGGCTGCGCAACGTCGTCAAGATCACCGACCCAAGCAAACCGTTTTATTCGCACCGGTACACCGCAACTTCCTATCTGCGCAACACCCGGCTGCCAGATGGATCACCGGGTGTTAAAGAAGATATCGAGCGCTACATTCTCGGCCATGCGGGTAAGGGGGCCCATTCTGGCTATGGCGAGCGGTGGTTCGAGACACTGAAGGCAGCCGTCGAGGTCATCCCGAACCCGCTCGCGGGTTCTGTAAATGAGGAGCCAATCCCCCAATAGATCTCAATCCTCAACGGCGCGTTTCGCCCTCTCTCTGGTTGCAGTGGTCGGCGAGTTCGACGGCGAACGCTTTTCCGGTCATCGCCTCCGGATTGCCGCTAGTGCAAACCCGGGATCACTCTACAGGACTCGATCCACACACCCAAATCGCCCAACTCGGCCACCGGCTTCACTTGTCCGAGAAGCGGGTCACGGCAAACTTTGTTGAGCGCGGCATGCCCCTGCGAGCACGTTGGCGTCCAGGCAGTGTGGGTTGGTTCGATTGCAGAAGCTTAATCAACTGAGAGGGATGCGCCCGTGACCACTGCGGCGGCTGCGGTGGCAAATGGCGCCGTTCCCGCATGGGAGTACGATCTCGCATTCACGACGTCTTTGCCGGCTCGCGCTCGACATTTGCACCGTTGGCATGATCCGCGAGAGGGAGATCCGAGGCTTGGTACCTCAATCCTCTCGGGTGCGGGTAGTTGACATTAGGAGTAGCCGGGGCTGGCGAATTCGAGCCACCTCAAGCGGACATATTTGTCCATACCGGCAACGCACCGGGTTGTCGCTCCTAAGCCTAACGATCTGAAAACAAATCAGAAGCGGGTATTGGCACGAATCCTGCCTTAGGACCGTTGGGAAATGATTGTTTTGCACTCAGGGTGGCAAGAGTGCCCGATTACAGTGTCATCGCTGATGTTTCTGCGACATTGCAGGGACTGTTGACAGCAGCGTACCAGCCGCTCGATCCCGCCGCTCCGCCGGTCGCTCAGATCAGCGACCTGCAAGGACCTATCGCCACCGATCCGGCACGGGTCACGATTTTCCTGTTCGAGACGGTCGAAGATCCGAGCGCGAAAAATCGGCCGCGGGTGCGGGTGCCGCCGCCACCCGCACCGCCGCCGCTACCTAACCGAATTTATTCGCAGAAGCCGCCAATGGCACTGCTGCTCCGGTACATGATGACCCCGTGGAGCGGCGACCGGCTAACCGACCACAGACTGCTTGGGCGCACGCTCCAGGTCTTGTACGACGAGGCAATCATCAGCGGAACTCAGCTGCAAGGAGGCCTCGTCGGCACCGACCAGGCCTTGAAGGTCACCTTGGCCCCAATCACGCTCGATGAGCGCGCCAGGGTTTGGTTCGCAATCCAGAAGCCGTACCGGCTCTCGATAACCTACGAAGTTCGCGTGATCAACCTCGATGCTTTGACCGTCGATGCAGCCACGCCGGTCAGTCAGCGCGTCAGCCGATATGTGGGTCCCGAGGCATGACATGACGACATGGGCAACGATACCTGATGCCGTCACGCATCTCTACAGCCCGATCGGCCTGCGCCTCGTCGACGACCTGACTGGCGCGTCGCCGGTCGGCAGTGTTCAGGCGACGCTCGATATCCTCAACGCCGATGGCAGCTGGCAACAGACGGATATAGAGGACGTGCGAACGCCGAGCGGTATCGTCACCTATCCCGGGCTCGAGCGGCACGCCAATATCGCCGGGTTGCCGACCCGACAGTACCGCATCCGGCTGACGGCAGTAGTCTATTTGCCGTTCTATCGGGCCCAGTCGGCCGGCATCCAGTTTGGCGCGGACCCCTACAACGAAACCAACCCGCCTGCGCACATCATCCGCATGACGACCGACACGTTCCTGCTGCCGGCGCCGAATTATTCATTTCCCGCCAATGTTCCGGTAGTGCGCGGCCTGGTCGTCGACGCAACGAACCGGCCGGTGCCGGATGTCCTGGTCGAGCAGAGCAACAAGGAGCGCGTCCTCTCCGACGCGCACGGCAGCTTCGCGCTGCCACTGCGCTGGGCGCAACACGACGTACCGATCGCAATCGACGCCACCGATCAGCGCTCCGGCCGGCGCGGGTCGATCCGGATCGAGCTCCCCGGTTCCTTGGGCCAGAGCCAAACCATCCCAATCAGGTGAGAGGACGCGATCATGCCGCAATATTTCGCTCCCGGCGTCTATGTCGAAGAAATCGATGCCGGACCGCAGCCGATCGAGGGGGTCAGCACCAGCATTACCGGAGCCGTTGGGGTCACGCTCCAAGGCCCGACCTCGGGCAAGCCGGTGCTGGTAACGAGTTTCGCTGAATTTCAGAATACGTTCGGCGGATTTCTGCCGCCGCCGCCGCCTGCGCTGCAAAACCGGTGGGCGCTTGATGCGAGGGACGGCGGGGATCCATTTAAATTCCCGCTCTCGGTCAAGGGGTTTTTCGATAATGGGGGCCAGCAGCTTTATGTGAAGCGGGTATTCTCAAGCGCCGCAAGAGCGGCAGCAGCGGCGTTCGGCCAGGGACTCGTTGCTGATATCACGCAAGACGCCAACGCCAGCGCCAATAGCGTGAAGCTGTCTCACCTGATTGACATCGTTGTCGGCAAGTCGCTGCGCTTTTGGGCCGCGGGCGTGCCGATTCCGGGAAACCCGTTCACTGTCGTCTCATACAACTCCAGCCTGAACACCGTGACCTTGAACAATCCGCTCGGTTTTGCTTTGAGGGCGGGCCGCGACTTTGTCGTCATCGAAACACGACAGCCGGGCAATCCGAATGCGCCGATACCGGCCCTGAACACAACCCTCAATTTTACCGCAAAGGCGTTGGGCGATTGGGGAAACAGCATCAGCGTGCGGGTGGCGCCAATGGTGGGCGGCACCTTTACCATCCTTCCGGATCCGAATGCCGGCGGGAACTCGGCCATCACGCAGTTGTCTCAGCCGGCGACGGCCGGGACCGTCACGATCAGAGTGCGCAGTACATCGGGCTTCGGCCCTAACGACCATGCCCGGATCGCCGGACAGGAATATTCTCTATCCAACATCACCGGCGCCACGATTAGGATCAGCGCCGGGCTTGCCGCGGCGCTACGTAGCGGAACGGACGTCACCCGTCCGGCGGCGCCTGCCGTTCCCAACCTTACAGCGCAATTGTCCCAAGCCGAGGTGGCCGGGGCGACCACCATCCACCTTCAAAACAACCCCGGCTTCGGAGTCGGCGACCGTGTCGTGATTGCCGGGCAGCAATATACGGTCGCCAATCCGACACCCAACACGATCGACATCGCCCCGGCGCTCGCAGCAGGCGCACCCATCGGAACGACCGTCATGCGGCCGATGATCGCCGCTGTTCCCAGCTTTGCGACCCAGTTGTCGCGGGACGCGCTGGCTGCGGCGCAAACCCTCGAGGTCCTTGACGCGTCGGGTTTTACCGCCGGTGACTCAGTACAGATCGCCGGGCAAAACGTGACGCTGGCGAACGTAACCTCGGCCACGGTCGACGTCACACCGGTACCAGCGCCTCCAGCGCTGCCTGCCGGGCTACAGACAGATTTGCCGGGCGGCGCCAGCGTCACACGGCTGCGTCGGGCAGCGGCCGTCAATGCCACTACCATACATGTTTCGGGAGCCTTGCAGATCTATGAGAACGCGATCCTACAGCTCGACAACGGCATCCAGAAGGACGCCGTCATTGTTCAGCCAGGCGGCGTTGTCGGCGAAGTATTGACATTCCTGCCAGCGCTCACCAATGCCTATTTCGAAGGCCATAAGCTCCGGGTGATCGAAGCCGAGGTCGATACCCAGAACACGGTGAACGGGGTCGTCGTCGCCTCGGAGACGATGCAGAACCTTCGCCTGCATGACGATCAGACTACTAATTTTATAGTCACCGCAGTCAACCTTCAATCCAATCTCGTCAATGTCGCTATCGCGCCTGCGGCGGCCGGCGGCGGCTATTCTGATACCGATCTGACATTGTTCCCAACATCGCCAGGTTCCGAATGGGTGCCGCTGACCGGCGGGGCCGACAATCTCGATCAGCTAACGGTCGAAGACTTCGTCGGTGTCGATCTCGGTTTTGGCAGGCGCACTGGGATCCAGGCGCTTGAGGACATCACCAATATCAGCATTTGCATCGCTCCGGGAATGTGGTCGGAAACGATCCAGTCGACACTGATCAATCATTGCGAGCGGCTGGTTTACCGGTTTGCCATCCTCGATCCGCCTGACGGGCTGACGATCGACCAGATCATCGCATTTCGCGAGCCGCTCGATACCAAATTCGCCGCATTGTATTACCCCTGGGTCGAGGTGCTTGACCCGTTGCAGGTGCGCAACGTCAATCTGGCGCCCTCGGGTCACATGGCTGGGATCTTTGCTCAGACCGACAACGACCGGGGTGTCTGGAAGGCGCCCGCCAATGTCGAAATCGGCCTGATTACCAAGATCGCGCAGGACGTCAACAAACGTGAGCAGGGCGTATTGAACCCGATCGGCATCAACGCCCTGCGTTTCTTCCCGGAACGGGGCAATCGGGTTTGGGGCGCGCGGACACTGTCGTCGCTGAGCAGCTGGAAGTACATCAACGTCAAGCGCCTGTTCATCTATGTGGAGGCCTCGATCGACGTCGGCACGCAATGGGTCGTGTTCGAGCCCAACGACGAACCGCTGTGGGCGCGCGTCCGCCAGACGATCACCGATTTCCTGGAGACGACGTGGCGAAGCGGCGCGCTCCAGGGCACGACGGCGGCGCAGGCGTTTTTTGTCAAGTGCGACCGCACGACGATGACCCAGGACGACATCGACAATGGCCGGCTGATCTGCGTCATCGGCATCGCCCCGGTCAAGCCGGCCGAGTTCGTCATCTTCCGCATCCAGCAATTCACCCAGGCAACGGCGACCGCTTAGAGGATCATGCAGGAGAACCGCAATGCCGCCAGTTTATCGAGACGATCCCTACCCAGCCTATAATTTCGAGCTGCTCGTCACCGGCATCAGTGACGACGGCAAGGCCGTCAAAGGCTCGTTCATGGAGGTCGCGGGCCTCGGTGTTGAGATTCCCCCAATCGAATACCGCAACGGCAGCGAAGACATTACAGTACGCAAGGTCCCCGGTTTGAAGAAGTTCACCAACATTACGCTCAAATGGGGGATCACCGGCGATCTGATCTTCTGGAACTGGATCGTCGCCGGGATGAACGGGCTGGTGCAGCGCGCACCCGGGTCGGTAGTGCTGCTCAACGAAAACCGCAACGAGGTCATGCGCTGGAACTTTACGCGCGGCTGGCCGTGCAAATGGACCGGGCCGAGCCTCAACGCGAAAAACAACGAGATCGCGATCGACACGTTGGAAATCGCCCATGAAGGGCTGAAGGTCGACGGTCAGACAGGATGAACGCAATCCCGGCGATTCCCGGCCTTTATTACACGGCGGTACCGCCGGCTGCCGAGCCGTCGCCGTTGCGCACGGATGTTGCGGGGTTTTTTGGAAAGACGGTGCGCGGACCGGTAGGGGCGCTGGTCCGGGTAGCGGGTTGGCGGGAATATGGCAACGTGTTTGGTGGCCTCTCGGAAGATGCCCTGACGTCTTATGCTGTGAAGGGATATTTCGACAACGAGGCCGAAGTTGCCTATGTCGTCCGGGTACTCGGCGCCGGCTCGCAAACCGCCCAAGGCGCGTGGCAGGCCGGATCCTTCGACGCTGCCACCGGCAAGCTCAATCCGGATTGGCCCGGCGCCAGCGGGCTCCAGGCTATCCAGTTCCAAATCGCGGCATCGAGCCCAGGCGTCTGGGCAAACAAGACCACGATTGAAATCCGCTATTGGGCGGTCGGTCGACTGGGTAAGCCCGAGATCGAATTTGCAGTGAGTCCGCCGAGCGAGGCGCCGGAGTTCCTGACCGGCATCGATCCGGCAGCGGTCGCCGTCGAAGTCAATGACCGGTCGAATTACATCCGTCTGACGCCGGGGCCATTGCCGGCGGGCCTGGCTCCTCAAGCCCTGTCGACGCCATTCGGGCCGCGCTATTACGAGTGGCGGAGGATCACGCTCGACGGCGGCGCCGGCGCCACCGCCACAAAGGAGGATTTTCTCGCGGCGCTGCTGCTTCTGGGAGACCAGGGGGAGGTGGCTCTCGTTGCGTGTCCCGACCTCTACAATACCGATTTCGCCGAACCGGACCGGCCGGACCGCAAGGACCGGGCGGCCGCAATCATCGGTGATCAGCTCGAACTCCTGACGGCGATGCTGACGCAGGCAGGCCAGCTCGACGATCGCCTGGTGATCATCGATGTGCCGCCGGCCCAAGCCGATCCGGTCGCCGCTGTCGCCTGGGTCGACACGCAGCTGCGCGCGCCATTGACCGAACCGCTGCTGCGAAACGGCGCGGTCTACCATCCGCGGCTGCTCGTTCCCGATCCGCTGGGCCCGGATCCTCAGTCATTGCGTTGCACGCCGTCCTCGGGCTGCGTGGCTGGTGCGATCAGCCGCCAGGACATCCGCCGCGGCGCCTATTTTACGCCGGCCAACACGCCACTGGAACAAGCGCTCGATCTTTCCTTCGCGCTCGATGCCGACGAGCAGGCGGCGCTCTATGCCGGGGGCATCAACCTGCTGACCTGTTCCCCGGGGCGCGGGCTGCTCGTCTGGGGCGGGCGGGTGCTCGGCAAAGCTTCCCCCGGCGGCTTTGTTGCCCACCGGCGGCTGATCCATCTCCTTGTCCGCGCCATTCGGCGCGTCGCCGAGCCGCTGGTGTTTGACACCAATGGACCCGAGCTGTGGCTGGCGCTGGTCCGCAGCATCACGACGGTGCTGCTCGCGGCCTGGCGCGCCGGCGCGCTGAAGGGTGATCAGGCGAGCCAGGCGTTCCAGGTGACCTGCGACGCCAGCACCAACCCGCCCGATCAGGTCGACCAGGGAATGGTCGTGTGTCTGGTGCAGGTCGCACCGGCGGTGCCGATGGAGTTCATCACCCTGCGTGTGGCGGTGAGCGCGGACGGGCAGCTCGAGGTCTTCGAGTCATGATGGTCGAGGATCCGCTCCCGTCATTCCGGTTTATCGTCACCCTGCTCCCGGGTGATGCCTACCTGCCGCCGACGCAGGCGGCGCTGCTACCGCTCGTGGCCGCCGGCGAGTTCATGGAGGTCAAAGGGCTCGGCGCCGATCTCGAGGTCACCGCCTATCCCGAAGGCGGCGTCAACGATCACGTCCATCAGCTCCCGGTGCGCCATTCCTGGGGCCGGATTTCGCTGCGCCGAGGGGTCGTGCGCGATGGTGGCCTGTTGTGGTCCTGGTACGTCGCCGGGCTGACCCAGTCGCCCGGCGCTCGCCGCGACGGTTCCATAATCTTGATGACATCCGCGGGGACGCCGGCGATGAGCTGGACCTTTCATGCCGGCCTGGCGGCGAAGTGGGTCGGGCCAGAACTGAACGCAATGCAGAACGCGGTCGCCATCGAGGCGCTCGACATCGCCCATGAGGGACTGGTGGCCGTGCTGTTGTCAGCGCCGGGGACGCCATAGCGATGGTTACGATCCACAATCTCGAAGTGCGCCTCGAGGTCGAGGGGGAAGGCGACGAGGCGGTGTTCGCCAAATTCTTCGACAAGTACATCGGCAAGTGGCATCGACTGGCCGAAGAGGCGAAGGCCCGACAGCGTTGCGCCAATGACTACCGCTCGCTCGGCGACCGGCCGGAGGGCGCGCAATGATCAGCGCCGCCCAGCTCGCCGGCCAGAGCCTGGTCCAGGCCTATCTCGAAATCGTGGCACCAACGGTAGCCGATCCGGTGATCCCGCTGTGCTTCAATCCCACCGAATACCAGCTGCAAAAGGCAAACAACTTTGCCGAGATTGCGATCCCAGGGCTCGAGACCCCGCCGATCCAGTTCGTCCGTGGCGCCAGCGAAAAGCTGACGGCCGAGGTTCTGGTCGACACCTCAAACACCCTCGATGACGTGCGGGTCGCCTATGTCAACAAACTGCGCAGGTTGATGAACCTCAATCGCGAACTGCACGCGCCGCCGATCGTGCGTTTTGTTTGGGACACCCAGGTGTTCCTCGGGGTGCTCGACAGTCTCAACGTCAGCTATGTGCTGTTTACCCCGGAAGGCATCCCGCTGCGCGCCAAGCTCAGCTTGAGCATGAAGGAATACCGGCCGGTCGAAATCCAGATCAAGCAGAATCCCACAGCCTCGCCGAATTTCGCCAAGACCTGGGTGGTGCGGCGCGGAGATACTTTGAGCGGCATCGCCTTTGCCGTCTACCGCGACAGCAGTGCATGGCGCGCCATTGCCGCCGCCAACCTAATCCAGGATCCGCGCACATTGCCACCCGGCCAGGTCCTGCAATTGCCGAGTTTGAGCTGAGGGAGGCGGCGATGGCGTCATCCTCGTTGCACGCCGCGGGCCTGCCGGCCACCGGCTATTACGCACCGGAATACAAGCTCATCGTCCAAAACCAGGAAATCGATCCGGAATCGAAAGGCGACGTCCTCGAGCTGAAAGTGACGATGGATCTGGAAAACCTGACGCATTTTGACCTCACCGTCAACAACTGGGACGACAAGCAGCTGACATTCAAATACAGCGACACCAGCACCTTCGATCTCGGCAACACGGTTCAGGTGCTGATGGGCTACGTGCCGGCGCCGGGAGCCCCGAAGCCGCCGAAGAACGTTTATGCCGGCGGTCTGATCCCAATGGTGCACGGGTTGATCACCAGCATGACGCCCCGCTTTCCTGAATCGGGCCCGCCGACGCTTGTCGTCGGCGGCGAAGATCGAATGGTCAAGCTCAAGGACCGCAAGCCGCTCGACGGCGAGCAGAAGAAATTCGTCAACATGACCGATTCCGACATCGTTCAGGTCATCGCCGCGCGCAACTCTCTTGTCTGCAAGGCGCAGCCGACCACCGAAACGCACGACATCGTTATCCAGAAGAACCAGGACGACGCCGCGTTCCTGATGGAGCGCGCCAAACGCATCGACTTCGATTGCTTTGTCGATGTCGACCCCGACACCGGCCACGATGCGCTCTATTTTCAGAGCCCGACAGATGCCCGCGACGGCAGCGCAGTGCGCGTCTACGTCTTCGAGTGGGGCAAGAGCCTGATCAACTTCAGCCCCGCTCTGACGCTCAACCGGCAGGTCGGGAAGGTGACGGTCAAAGGCTGGAATCCCAACACCAAATCGATCATAAAGTACACGGCAGGACCAAAAGACCTGCCGACGTCGGGCGGCGCGGACAACGGCCCGAGCGCCATCCAGGCGCGTTTTCAAGATCGCGAAGACATTGTCGTCGACCAGCCGGTGACCAGCCAGCAGGAGGCTCAGGCCTTGGCGACGGCCCTGCTGCGCGAGCGGGCATACAACTATATCACTGCGACTGGCCAGGTCATTGGCCTGCCCGATCTCCGACCCGGTGACAATATCGAAGTACAGGGGTTGGGTAAACGTTTCAGCGGCCAGTATTACGTAACGAAGGTCGAGCACACGCTCGGCAGCTCCGGCTATATGACGAGCTTTGACGTCCGCAATTGGAGTGACGGAGGGACCAAATCGTGAGCGCCATCTCGCGCACCCGGTCGACCGACAAGCGCTTTTACGGCGTCGTGGAGGGCGTGGTCACCGAGGTCAACGACACCGACGGGAAGGAAGGCCGCGTCAAGGTTCAGTTCCCGTGGTTCGACAATCAGATGGAAACCGAGTGGTGCCGCGTTCGACAGTTTTATGCCGGCAACGGCTACGGCGCCTTTTTCATCCCCGAGGTCGGCGACGAAGTGCTGGTGGCCTTCATTCACGGCGACATGCGGCTGCCGATCATTCTCGGCGGGCTTTACAACGGGCACGACAAACCACCGAGCCATCGCGCCGCCGACCTCGATCAGAAGATGGTCCGCACGAAGGGTGGCCACGAACTTTTGTTCGACGACACCTCCGGCAAACAGCGGGTGCGCCTCGTCACGCAAGGCGGGCACCAGGTCGATTTCAGTGACGCGGAGCATAAGATTACATTGCAAAGCAGCAGCGGACAGACTCTGACTGTAGACGATTCGGCGCGAAGCATCACGGTCCAGACTAATGGTGGAACCATCACACTGCAAACCGGCGTCGCTACGATAACAATAGACGGCCAAGGAAACGTTACCCTGAGCGGCACCAATGTGGCCCTCGGCGGTGCGGCGGCGGCGCACCCTCTGGTATGGGGAGACGTGCTGGTCCCTTGGGTGAGCACCCATTTTCATCCTACTGCCGTAGGGCCGACTGGTCCCCCAGTGGTACCCCTACCTCCGGCGGTATCGTCGACGTCGAAGACTGTCTGAGCTGATGGCGCAAGCACCCTTTCTCGGCACCGGCTGGCAATTCCCGATCCTGCCCGACGCGCGCGGCGGCCTCGCCTATGTGTCGGGCGACACCAATGTCACGCAGTCGCTGCAGATCCTGCTGCTGACCCAGCTCGGCGAACGGGTCATGCGCTCCGATTTCGGCACGCAGCTGCCGCGCCTCGTCTTCGCTCCGGGCAGCACCCAATATCTGCGCCTGCTGGAGAGCGCAGTGCAGGACGCGGTGACCAATTGGGAGCCGCGCGTCGATGTAAACCAGGTCGTCGCCGAAGCCGATACGGCCGATCCATTCAAGGTCGTCGTCTCGATCAGCTACACGGTCCGGCAGACGAATACGAGCACCAACTTGGTGTTTCCCTATTACCTCGGCATGACCCAGGGGTCGTAATGGCGCTCGCACCGATCGCGCTCGACACCCTGACCTGGGATCAGATCGTCACCGCGATACAGACCCGCATCGTCCCGGATTCGCAGAACAAATGGACCCTACATGCGCCGGTCGATCCGGGCGTTACGCTAATCGAGCTGTTCGCCTGGCTGCTCGACCAGCGCATCTATTGGATGGACCAGACCCTTGATGCTTTGGGCTGGGCCATCCTGTCGCTGCTCGGGGTGAAGCCGCTGCCGGCGCAGGCGGCGGTGACGGTAATGCAGATGCAGATCACAGACGGCGCCCAGCCGCCGCGGCCGTTTCCGGTCGCCGCGGCCGGCACCCTGATGCAGCTCGGCGATACCAACCCGCCGCTGCTCTTCACCCTCGACGACGACGTGACGCTGTTGCCGATCGAAGCGATCGGACTCGTCGTTGGCACGGTCGATCACACCAATGATCTCAACCAGGGCCGCCCGGTCAGTCTGCTCGCCGCCGGAGACAGTGCGGCGCAGATCGACATCGCACTGATGTTGAGTAATCCCATTCCGGCAGCTGCCGCGGGCCAGTTCGTGTCGTTGCAGTTCGTGCTTACGACCCCATCCGGCGTCGTGCCGGCGGAATGGTCCGCAAACGCAGTCGCAGACGTGCCGACGCCGGCAGCCCTCAGCTGGTCCTACACCAGCACCGCCAACGGCGCGACCGCCGCCTTCCCCGCAGCGCAGGTACATGACGGCACCCGAGGGCTAAGGCGCTCCGGGATCGTCCGCCTGCCGCTGCCCGGAGACTGGCAGCCAGAGCAATCAGCGTCGGGCGCCGCGACCACCACCTACAAGGTGTCGCTGCAGATCGCCAATTCCGGGTTCACCTTTCCGCCACTGCTGCTGTCGCTGGCGGCGAACGTCGTGCTGGCGCGGCACCTCTGGTCGCGAACGAAGACGCCGTCGACCAGCGGCTGGGCGCCGCTGCCGGGCAATGTCATCGCACTGGCGGCCACGTCCGGCGGGTCGAGCCTTGCCGAGTACCCGCCGATCGAGAACACGGTTCAGCTGGAGATTACCGAGCGCGACAAAGCCTCCTACCCCTGGGAACTTGTTCCCGATCTGGCACTGTTCGGCCCGACCGACCGAGTGTTTCTGTTGGACCGGGCACATTCCGAGATCAGCTTTGGCGATGGCCTGACCGGCCGTCTGCCGGTGCCGCAACCAGGCAACGCCCCAGCCGTTAAGGTCACGTACCAGGCAGGCGGCGGTATCGACGGCAATGTCGGCAACGACCTGTTCTGGGAGGCCGTATCGGGCACTGATACGGCCCCGCCGCCGTTCACCGCCGTCAATCTGACCAACGGCGACGGCGGCGCAGAATCGGAGACCCTCGCCCTCGCGGAGGCTCGGTCGCGGGCATTACTCAACGAAAGAAACCGTGCGGTTTCGCAGGCCGATTACCACGACCTGGTGCAGACCACGCCGGGGGTCGGATTTCGCCGGGCTTATGCCGCGGTCGGTTATCATCCGGACTTTCCGGGAATGGCGGTGCCGGGGGCGATTACCGTTTTTGTCGTCCCCTACGCGCCGCGAGCAGAATTCGACGGCGCTTGGGCAAGCGAGGCTTTTGTCGCCGCGCCACAGCCTGATCCTGGCGCACTGCAGGCGGCACGCGTTTGGCTGAATACAGGCCGGCTGATCGGCGCGGACGTCTTTGTCTGCGGGCCTGTTTATCGCCGCGTCTGGCTCACGCTCGTTATTGCCGTCGACGCCGCGCCCGCGCCCGCACTGCGCGAGGCGATCATCACCGGGTTGCAGAACTATCTCGATCCGCTGGTCGGCGGCGACGGCGGCGACGGCTGGCCATTCGGCGACCCGCTGCGCCCCACGGCGCTGTTGCGGGTGGCGCAAAACATTCTAAGGACGGCAGGCGACGTGCAGAGCGTCTCGATCCGGCTCGACGGGATGACCGCTGCCGACAATTGCACGGACGTGACGATAAAGCCGCATGAATTGGTCACACTCGAACATGTCAATCTGCAGACGCGGCTGCGACCGCCGCTGGCGGGAGGTTTGCGGTGACCGCGCCGTGGTGGGGGAAAGAGGCATCGCCAGCCGCGCGGCTGCACCCCGCACCTTCACGGGCCGCGCCGGCCGCCTGGCCGGAGCTTGTCACCACGACGCGCAGCGCCGTCTTCAGCGAGGTAAGCGGCCGCATCCCTTCCTACACCCCCGAATGGACGAGCCAAGTGCCGGGCGATGCGGGGGTGGCGCTGGCACGGCTCTTTTCCGAAGAGATGGAGCCAGTGCTGCAGCGGCTGAACCAGCGCCCCGAGAATTCCTTTATTCAATTCCTGGCGGCGGGCGGGATTGCGCCACGGCCGGCAACCCCGGCGGAGGCGCTGCTGCAATTTTCGGTTTCGAGCAACGCCACCCGGTCGGTCCCCGTGTCGGCAGGGTTTCAGGTCGGCGCCGCCCCTGCCGGCGGCGGCGACATGGTGATCTTCGAGACCAACGCCGATCTCTACGCCACGCCGGGTTCGATCACCGAACTCTATGCGCTCGAACACGGGTTCTACCGCTTCATCGATCCGACAAAGGCCGGAACGCCGTTCCTGCCCTTTGGCAGCAAACCCCAGCCCGGCCTCGCGTTTTTCATCGGTATCGCAGCGGGAGCGGCGGCGGTCATCGGCCCGCAGATTTCGCTCGGCTTCCAAGTCCAGGGCCCGTCCGGCCTCGCGGCGCCGGTTGCCACGGGCGGTGTTGCGCCGCTGCCGGCGCCGCTCGCACCGCTGTTGCAATGGCAGGCACTCGATGGCGCCGTCTATCGCGATGCGCAAGTCGTCCGGGACGAGACCGCGTCGCTGACGCAAAGCGGCGTCGTAACCTTGGGACTGCCCGACGGCTGGGCCGCAGGCATCCCGTCAGGGGCCCCCGACACGACGCCGCTTTATTGGCTGCGGCTCGAGATTGCCTATGGCAGTTATCCGCAACCGCCGGTGCTGCTGGCCGTGCAGCCGAACATTGTTCGGGCGACGGCAGTTCAGAGCTTTGAGAACGAGGTCCCGGCGCCGGTCTCCGGAACCACTGGCGGCGGCACGGTCATGGTGCTGAGCCATACGCCGGTGCTGCCCGGCTCTCTGATTCTCGAGGTCGACGACACCGCCGACATCTCGTTTACGGGGGGCACGGCGGGCGCCGCCGCTCCGGGGGCGACGACCTGGAACGAGGTCGATGATCTCGCCGAGTTCCATTCGGAAGACAAGGTCTACGTCCTCGATCCCGCCACTGGGCAGATAACGTTCGGCGACGGTGTTCACGGAATGGCGTTACCGGCCGGGTTTCGCAACGTTCTCGCGCGGAAATATCAGGTCGGCGGCGGTGCGAACGGTGCGGTCGGCGCGGGCAAGATCAACACCCTCGTCAACTCGGTCCCATTTCTCAATGGCGTGCAGAACCCCTTAGCCGCCACCGGCGGTATGGATGCCGAGACGCAGGACCAGGCCCTGGTGCGCGGTCCCAAGGAGTTGCGCGCGCATGGCCGCGCGGTCGCGACCGCCGACTACGAGATCATGGCGCTGCGCGCGACGGGCGCGCAGGTCGCTCGGGCAAACGCGGTCGCCGCATTTCATCCGGCGTATCCGGGCACCCCGATACCCGGCGTAGTATGCGTGTTTGTCATCCCCCCGGAACGGGGATTGGGACCGCCGACGCCCGACGCGGAAACGCTTCGCGCGGTCTCGACCTATCTGACAAAGGGTCTGGCCCCGGCAGGGGTCGAGGTGGTCGCGGCGGCGCCCCTCTATCACACGGTGCGCCTCGAGGTCAGCGTCACCGTCGATCCGGCGTCGAACCGCGGCGATGTCGTCCGCGGCGTGCTCGATCTGCTGAACACGTATCTCGACCCAATATCGGGTGGCGATGACGGCCAAGGCTGGCCGCTCGGCGGAACCCTGTCGAACGCCGCCTTCGTGCGCAAGCTCGTTACCGAAGCAGCCGGCGTTACCGCGGTGCCGAGCCTGATCTTTGTTGTCGACGGCGTGCGCGGAAAACGCTGCGCCGATTTTCCGATCTCCGGCAATTCGCTCTTATGGCCGGGCAATCACGAGGTTCTGGCCCTCGGACCGGGAGAAGAGCCGTGACCTGCGCCGCCGGCACGCTCATCTTCCGCTTGCTCGACGCAAATGTCGGCTGGGACCCGGACAATTCGGCGACGAAGGGGCTGGTCGGGCTTGACGCGGCCTCTGGGGTCAGCCTCGCGCCGGTCGTCGCCGACGCGGTCGACCCGAACGAGATGCTGCCTTATCTGCCGCCGGCGCGCCTGGCGCGCGGCTGTCGGCCCTGCGAATGGTATCTGGCGACGCCGGCGCCGCCCGCATCGCTGCTGCTGCATCGCGACGCCTGCCGGCTCGAATGGCACCGCGCCTGGGTCGATCCCCGTTCGCCGGATCGCCTCGTGGACGCTGCGGCCGTCGCCGTCTGGCGGGATCGGGTTGCGGTCTCGGATCATGGCGCCGATCGGATCCTGATCTGGTTTCCGGCCGGAACGCGCGCTCCGATAGAGATCCACACGCCGGGTCCGGGGCCGATCGCATTCGACCCGCAGGGCGAGCTGCTGGCGACTTCGAGGGGTTCGCCGCGCATCGCGCGTTTCGGCCTGGACGGCGCTTTGCTTGGCGATTTGCCGGCGGCGCTGCCGGCGACCGCAACGGTGCTGAACCTCGCCGTCGATCGGCGGCGGCGGGTATGGGTGGTCGTGCAGCAAAACGGCGCCTGGCTTTTGCTGCGGGCCGCCCGCGACGCCGGCCAGTTCGAGCCGGCCGCGACGGCCGATCTGCCGACCGCCTTTGCCAGGACCGAACTGGTCACGGCGTCGAGCGCCGGCTTCTGCCTCGACGAAGACACGCGGCGCGGTCTCGCTGCCACCTCGTGCTATTCGTGGTACGGGCGGCCGTTGCCGCAGGAGCAGGTGATGCCGCTGGACCCGCCGCAGCGGCAAACCCAGGGACAATTGATCACCGCCGCGCTCGACAGCGGGATTCCGCGCTGCGAGTGGCACCGCGCTCGCCTCGACGCCGATATTCCGACCGGGACAGGTCTGGCGGTCGCCGTTGCCACCGCTGAAGATCTGATCTCCGACCAGGGCGACCCCTCGCGGGACAAAGGTTGGGAGAATTTTGGGCCGGGCCGGCCGCATTTCTCGGATTGGACGGCGGCACCCCCCGGCTCGCTCGACTTTCTGATCGACCAGCCGGCGGGCCGCTATCTGTTTTTCCGCCTGCGTTTGACCGGAAACGGGACGGCAACCCCGGTAGTCCGCCGGGTCCGCATCGATTTTCCGCGGGTGACGAGCCTCGATTACCTGCCGGCCGTCTACCGCACGAATCCGAAGGCGGAAGATTTCACCGCGCGCTTTCTGTCGCTGTTCGACGCGTCGATCGCCGATGTCGACGGCGTCATCGCCCGCTCTCCGGCGCTGCTCGATCCGAGCGGCGTTCCCGACCAGCTGTTGCCGTGGCTCGGCGGCTTTTTTGCAATCGGCTTCGACCCGACATGGGCGGCCGACAAGCGGCGCCAGATCCTGGCGGCGGCGCCGCAGCTCTATCGCCAGCGCGGAACTCCAGCCGGGCTCCAGCTGGCGGTTCAGACCGTATTCGGGGTAACGCCGTCAATCGAGGAACTGCCGTCGACCGGGCCTTGGGGGTCGATCGCCCGCAATCCGGCCCGGGTTCCGCAAGCCGACACACCTGGCGGTCACGCCTCGCTTGGCCGGCCGGCTCGGCTGCGGGCGGTGCGGTTGTTCGGCAAGGCGCGCTCCCGCTTTCGGCTCGGCCGCTCGCCACTCGGCGGCGCGCCGTTGCGCAGCTACGGCAATCCCGATCGCGACCCGTTCGCCGCCGAGGCTTATCGGTTTCGGGTTCAGGTGCCGCCGCTCGACGACAACTCGCCGGCGCAGCGGCAGCGCCTGAGCGATCTGATCGATGCGCAGAGCCCGGCCCATACCGTCGCGTCGATACGCGTCGGCGGCACCGGCTTCCTTCTCGGGCAATGGTCGTCGATCGGTATCGACACGGCATTCCTGCCGCTGGCGGCGCCGATCCTCGGCACCGGCGGCAATGTCAGACTCAGTCGGATGAGCGTGCTGTGGAGCGGCCCCCAGGGCCGCCCCGGCGGTACCGCCATCGGAATTCACTCGATCGTCGGCAGACAAATCATCGCAGGGTGAAGACGCCATGGACAGCGCAGTTACGACGCCGCGGTCATCCCAACACGGGGACACCTGTCTCGACGTCCCGGAATTTCGCCGGCTGAAATATTTCTACGGCCAAATGCTCGGCGCTCCGGATTTCCAAACCGAGCAGGCCTTTTTTCGCGAGAAGATGAAGTTGCACAATCGCTGCCTGCACGGCTACGGGGTGGTCTGCGGGCTGCTGGTCCGGCCGGTGCCCATCCCCAAGGATTGCACCGCGGCAGAGGAGGCCGAGGAAAGGCGGCTCTGGCAAGAGTTGGAGCAGCTGCTGGCGCAGCGGGCTGCCGCCGCCACGACAGGCGCGGCTGCGCCAGCCCCCGCACCGCCCGTCGGGGCGCCGCCGGCAGCGCCGGCAGTACCGGGGCCGGCCGCTGGCGAAGAGCCGGCCGATCTCGACACCCGGATCGAAGCGTTGCGCCGCCAGCTCAGCAAATTCTATCGTCAGTATTGCCGTGACGAACCGCGGACCCAGGTGCGCATCGAATGCGGGCTGGCGCTCGACTGCGAGGGCAACGAGCTGGCACTGCGCAGCTCAAAGCCCGTCGATCTGGTTCAGTGCCTGAGCGCCGCCGACTATCAAAAGGTGAAGCAAGGGGCCGACCGGCTCTATCTCAGCCTGTGCTACTGCGAGCAGCCGGTCGACCCGGTCCGCCCGGTGCTATCCGACGCCTGCGGCGGCACGCCGGAATGCGTCGACGGCAAACTGCAGGACAGCATTCGCGTCCAGGTGACCCTCGACCGGCCAGCGGAGGATAAACGCTGCGACGCATGCTGTGAGCCGTGTGCCGAGAAATGCCTGCTACTGGCGGAAATCGTGGGCTTCTGTCCCGGCCACCCGCTGCGCGAGCAGCAGATCCTCAACGATGTCAGACGGCCGCTCGGCCGCTATACGCCGACCACGATCACCGGCATCAGCTGGCATACCGGCCATCATTACACCCCGGACCAGGCCCAGGAGCTGATGGGCACAGGCGACCGCGACGAGCCTCGCGGCAAGGGGCTCGAGATCCGCTTTTCGCGGCCGGTGCTGGCTTCGACGATCCGGCCGGGCGTGATGGATACCTGGGTCATCGAGGGCGGCAGGACGCGGCGGGGCATCGTTTACCGCAAGGATGGGGTGTTCGTCGACAAGCCGGACGAAGGCACGGTCGACCGCATCTTCTATCGCGACACCACCGAAGAAGAGCTCGAGGCCGGCGACCGGGTCGTCGTGGTGCTACTGACCGATTTCATCCTCGACGAATGTTGCCGGCCGGTCGACGGCGAGAATGTCGGCGGCAAAGTTCCGACGATCCACGAACATGCCGAGAGATACGGATACGGGCCTCACCCGGACCACGATAGGCCTGGCGACCGGCGCCATCGGCGCCACGAAGACGATCATCCGCACGACCGGAACCATCATCCCCAGCACGGAGAATGCGAGGTACCGCCCCGGGGCTATCTGCCGTGGACTTCCGGCAACGGCATTCCCGGCGGCACCTTTGTCAGCTGGTTCTACATCCGTGAAGAGGAACGGGAGCGCAGGTAGGAGAACGCCAATGACGGCGAGTACCACGACACAGGTGGCCCGCATTACCCCCGGCAGCGCCGTTTCCGTCTCGTGCGGCTGCGGCGGGGTCGGCTGCCCAGTCTGCCACAGCGAATTGTTCGTGCGACCGCGATTCTTCGCCGGTCAGCTGTTGACTGAAGACGATTTGACGTCGCTCGGCGATTATGTCGTCACCAAAAACCGCCTGCACTCGCGCTATCTGTTCGGCTCGGGTGTCGTCTGCGGGCTGACGGTGTCGTGCGAGCCCTGCGGTGGCGGCAAAATCATCGTCAATCCCGGCTACGCGCTCGACTGCTGCGGCAACGACATCGTCGTCTCCTGTCCGCAAACGCTCGACGTCAATGTCATGGTGCGCGAGCTGCTGCTGAAATTGCGCGGCGCCGATTGCGGCGATCCCTGCGCCGACACCGGCGCGAGCCGCCCGCCGGCGGGGGCACCTGCGCAACCCTCCAGGACCACGGCAGCGGCCGGCGCCCGCCAGCGAGAGGGCTGGGTCTTGTCGCCGGCACGCCGCTATTGCCTCTATATCGACTATTGCGAAGAGCTCAGCGACCCGGTGGCGCCCTACGCGACCGGCGACCCGTGCGGGCAGGCAACGTGCGAGCCGACGCGGGTGCGCGAGGGTTTTCGCTTCGAGCTTCGCTGCCCCCCAGACGAGGATTGCGTCCCCGAGATTTGCCGTCGCTTGTGGAACTGCATGGGTGACCCTGTCGCCGCTGAAAAGACCTATGTCGACGCCGAGTTTTTGCGCAGTTACGGAGCGCGGCTCCGCCGCGCGACGAGTGCGATCCGCGAGAATCCGGCACCGCCGGTTGCCAACGACTATTGGGATCAATTGACTGCGCGAAGAACAGCACTCAGAGAGGCGGCCGGGCGCGTCAGGGAGAGCCCCACTGACGAAGCGGAAGAAGGGGGGCGGCTGCGGCTTTTGCTGCGGGCGATCCTTGCACTGGCAGCCGGACTGGCTCGTTTTTGGGTGCAGGCGGAGCCGCGCGCCGAGAGCCATCAGCAAGACCTCGAGCACGCCGCTGAGGAACTGCGCGAAGCGTGCCAACTAGTCACACCCGACAGGATCGAGCGGGCGATGACGGCGGCCCTGATGCGTGTCCATGCGCAAGCCCTTGTCGAGGCGGCTCACCATCTGGCCGAGGAAACGATACGGCGGTACAGGGAGCGCGGCGAACGCGAGGTCACCACGATCAGGGACATGATCACGCGCTATCTCGCCGAAGAGGCGGTGTTCAACCACCGGATAACCGGCGCCGTCGCCTCATCGCTGAGTGTGCTGCGCGACTGGCTGATCGTACAACTGGACCGGCAGCAGATCCGCACGCGCTGCGGTCTGCCGAAGGAGGTCAGCGCCACGCCGCTGCCGCCGCCCAGTGCCGAGGCGGACCAGGCAACGGCGGACACCGTCGGCCGCGCGGCAGAGATCCTCTGCCGGTCGGTCCGCCAGATCTTGCGCGATTGCTTCTGCAATGCGCTGAACCCGCCGTGCCCGAGCTGCGACGACCCGGCCGTGCTGCTCGCCTGCCTTGTCGTCGAGGATTGCGAGGTCACCGAAATCTGCAACCTCGAACGGGACTTCGTGATCACCGGTCCGGCGATCCGCTATTGGGTTCCGGAGCTGACGCGGCGCGGCGAAGTGCTCGAACGGTGGTGCTGCCCATCGCACAGAGAGGAATGTGCAGAGCCGGAGGACGATGAACGCGACGAGTATGACGACTGGGACCGGTCGATCCGCAGTGTGTTCGGACCTGCGCCCGTCGATGTCGAGCAGGTCTTGTCCTTTATCCTGGAAGGCTGCCGGCCGCCGCGGAAGGACGGTCGCCCGCAACGCGAATTGCTCGAGTTCGTTTCCCGGCGGTTGCCGGAAAGGGCGGCCGAACCGACGGCGGATGCCGCGTCAATCGGCGAAATCGTCAATCGCGTCACGGCGGAATTGCGAGACGAGATCGGGAGACTGCGCGGCGAGATCGAGGGACTGCACGCCGAGAATGTCCAGCTCGAAGAGCGGATTGCCAGCGCCGAGCGCAGCGGGCGGCGGCCCCGCGGAGGCGGAGACGCATCATGAACGGCACGATCGTACGCCCGACTTTTTACGAGGGGGAAATTCTTCCTGCTGCCGACCTGACGGCGGCGGTCGATTATGCACGCGACCAGATGGCGCGCCATGCGCGCCAGGCGCACAGCTGGGGGATTGTTACCGGACTCGAGCTCAGCAGCAGCTCGGCGGCGACCGCCGGAGGTCGGAACTACGCCGTTGTCACAGTCAATGCCGGGGTGGCGATCGACGTTACCGGCCGCGAGATCATCGTACCCGCCAATGTGCAACTCGATCCCACCGTTTTTATGAGCCAGGTGAACGCCCAGGCCGATCCATCATTGCTCTATCCGGTGTTCGTTACCGGTCTCGACCAGGCCGCTGCCGCCTCCTCCAGCCTGACCGGTGCGTGCGACAGCGCGCAATCCACCCGGATGCAGGAGAATTATAATATTTCCTTCGGCCCGCCGGGCGGCGAATTAAGTATCGCCGACCAGCCGGCTCCCGGCGTCACCGACGGACCGGACGACGGCAATACATCAGCATGGAAGATCCTTCTCGGCTTCGTCAAGTGGAGCACCGCTGCGTTTAACTTTACTGGCAAGGAAGACTTCAATCCGACGACCGGGATCGGGCGCCGCTATATAGGCATCAATGCTGCAGAAGTCGTCTCGCAAAGCGGTTCGCTGTTGTTGGCAACGCATCCGGCCATCTTCAAAGGCCAGAATCCAGTAGTGGCGGTCGAAATTCAGGAGGACAATGGCGGCCAGCTCGCATTCGGCAAGCTCAACCCGGACGGCACCATCGTGCCGGCGCTCACCGTCAAGTCGAACGGCGAGGTGGTAGCAACCGGGCAGATTTCCGGTGCTGTGACGCCAGGGAGCATGCAGGTGCAGTCGGGCATCGCTTTCGACGGCATGACCTTGCCATTGCCGCTCGGCATCAACCCAGCCGATGTCGATGCCGGACGGGTGACATTGCACATCCATGTCTCGACCCGCATAGACCAGGCGCACACGCCAACCCAATTCTTCCTGCCCTACGATTGCTTCGTCGACACCAGCACGCGGCAGGTGCATTGCCGTATCCAGCCATGGAATCCGGTCGCTGGAACCCTAGGACCGCCCCAGGCCACTCATTGTGATTACCTGGTCATTGCGGCAGTGGCCGCTTCGTGATCCGAAGGATCGACTCCGATGAACCCGCAAATGGATGTTCTTTACGTGCCGGATCTGGGCCATGTCCTCGCAGCCTTCACACGCGCCGCCGAGCCCGACCAGATCGAGGCCAGCGTCACCGCCTTCGTGGGAGATGGGCTCCACCTGCGCGGACTACAGGGGTTCGAGGATCAGGACTTCCTGGTTCCCGCCGCCCAGATCGAGGCGTTGCGCACCAATCTCGATACATTGCAGTTGCGCACACCGCGCAATTATTGCATTCAATCCGGCAATCCGCCGCTCCTCGAATTCACCCAGACCTTCACCGCCGCGGCCACCTCGACTGCGGTGACGTTGACCGCGGGTGTCCCGGCCGCGTTTGCGGCTGGCACGAAAGTGCAGGTGCTGATCGAGGGTCCGTCCCTAGGAAGTCCGCAGCTAGTGACCTTGCCCCCGACTTCGGTGAGCGGGTCACCGATTGTTATCCCGGTCCCGGCGCTGGCGTCAGGGTCCTATTACGCCATTGTCTTCGTGCCGCTCTACCCGATTACCGCCGCGAGTTTCACCGTCCCATAAATCTCACCGAAGAGGGCGAACTGCCGGTGCCCGAGATCGTGATCCGCCGCTGCCAGTTACGCGTCGTCAGGCGCGGCGGTTGGAGCTGGGGTGAGGATCCAAAAGGCATGATCCACGGCATCGTCGGCAAATTTCCGGCTGTGCTCGCCGAAAGATTGGCAGCGTTGTTCCCGGAGGAAGAAGCTCGGGAGTTCGCGGCCCCAGTGCGGCTGCGGCTGCCGGTTCGCCTCAGTGAGCTGTCAGGTGGAATGGCGAGTGAATGGCGCATAAATCGCGCCGCCGCCGATCTGCCGCTTGCGGCTGGGTTTGTGGAGCGGCTCGACGGTGCGCTGGGTGCCGCGCTCGCTCTCGGGTCAGAAGCGGCCCCAGAACCAGAGCCGACTAGCCGTTTCGCCCGCATTATACCGCAAGGCGAGGAATCGGCGGCGTCGGGCGCGGCGGCGGGCAGAGCGCTGCCGAGCCTGCTGCTTGAGTGGGCGCGGAACGGCGCGCTTGAGCACCGGCTGGCGGCGCTCTCCGATGAACAGATTGCCGTCTGGCACGCCGCACTGTCGCGCGCTGTCGCCGAGGGCGGCGCCGCCGCAGATCAACCGATACCCGGAAACGTCGCTCGGATCGAAGAATTCCTGCGAGCACGCACCGGTGCGAGTGTTATTGGGACCACTATAGCGCGGCTGCGCCGCCGTGTTTTGCTGGCCGGAGAGGCTGCGCCAAAGTTCGAGATGGCGATCGATGATTACCACCTCTGGCTGGCGCTCGATCTGCTATTCCCACTCCAACTGGCTCCGGACCGCACTGGCGGCGCCTCGGAGCAAGATCCGGCAGCGGGCCTGCGCGGTGCGCCAATCGGTGCAGCGAAGGCGCCGCCGCAGGCCGGATCGATCATCTCGGTAATGCCGGGCGTGCCACCGCGTCCGGCTGTCTGGCGATCGCCATCGACCTGGGAGGTGAAGATCGAGTGCAGCTTGCCGTTTCTGCTGCTCGGGCCGCTCACCAGGCTTGGCTATATCGGAGCCGTCGCCGCCGTGCTCGAAGCCGCCCGAATTCCGGACGAGGCGCCCTTGCTGGCCGCAGCGCTCGCCTACAAGGTGCTGGATCCGCCGGCGCGCGGATGGCGGCGCAGCGCGGCATCTGTTGAGGCGGCCGCGGCGTTCGCCGGCTCGCAGGAAGCGATCGCAGAGGCGGCCCTCGTCGATTTTTCGCGCCGCATCGCACCGCACATCGGGGCACTTGATGTCGTCCTCGCCGATGCGGTGATCGCCGGGCATGTTTGCGAGGCACCGATGGTATTGCATGGCGCGAAACCCAAAACCGGGACCGGGCTGCTGCTGGTCGATACCCCCGGCTGCTTTCCGCTGGCCTGTGCCGATGTCATCGATCCGCTGCTGGCGATATTGAGGCGGCTCGGCGCGCCGGTGGTAATGATTTCCGGGGACTCGGCGACGCCAGGGCTGCTGCGCGATCTCGATCAGGCGGGGCTCGCTTTTGTCACCGACGCGCCGCCGACGCGGCACGAACGCTGGCAGCGGGTCCAGCAGGGAACGCAGGCGCTGGGCTGGACGAATTCACCGGAACCGGGCTCGCAACGCGTCCTCGGCGCAGCCCGGAAGCTGGCCGCTGCGTGCGCCGATGCAGAGGATCTATGGCAAGAGCTGTCGGCCGTCCGACCGGCCGTGGTGCAGGCTCATTCGCCGGCACTCGATCGCCATCTCACCGTTGCCGCGGGGGTCGCCATAGGCACGGCGGCTTGGGAAATGTGGCAAGGTTCGGCGACCGTCAATCGGCAAAAGGCGCTCCACCGCTATTGTGATCTCGATGCGCGGGTCCGGTTCGACCGCGCCTCGGTGCTCGTAAGCCTGCCGATGGGCCGCCGCCATCAGGAGCTCGACAAAGCGGGACTTCTCCGGCCGGTCACCGGCGTTCCGTGGTTGGGCGGACGGCGTCTCGAATTTAGCGGAGGCTAAGCTTGGATTCGGCCGCCTCCCTCGCCGCCGCGCATCTCGTTCTGCGTCTGCGGCCTATCAACCGCGCGCTGCGCGCAGCCGTTGCCAACCAGCAGCGCTTTGCAGCGCGATTGGCGCGGCCCGATCTCACCGCGCTCTGCGTCACCGACCAGCACGCCGAGACCTTGCTCGACGAGGTCGAGGAGATTTGCGGCGGCGATTTCCGTCCGGGGGTTCCGGCGGCGCTGTTGCCGCAAGAAGCGGAGGCGGAAGCCGCTATGCGCGTTCGCGGTGCCGAGATCGACAGCGCCTTACCGCTGGATCGTCTCTCGCAATCACTGCGGCTCACTCCCTTCGAGCTGGAGGCGTTGCTCCTGTGCGTAGCACCGGAACTGGACCGCAATTACGAACGCATCTACGCGTTCATCCTCGACGACCTGAACCGGCGTCAGCCGTGCGTCGAATTGCTGGCCTCACTGACCGCGGGCTCGCTCGAGGAATTCGTCCTGAGACGGCAGGCGCTGGCGAGTTCAGGCCGGCTGCGGCGCACCCGCGTGCTGTTGCCGCTCGGCGAACCGGCGACCGGCCTGCGGCAGGAATTTCGCCTCGCGCCTGATGTCTTCGAGTTTCTGACGGGCGCCTCGCTCGACGTAGCCCGCTTTAACCGTGACCCCGCCGAGGTTGCAGTACAACCCGCGGTGTCGCCGCCGCAGATCGGCGATCACGAATATTCGCAGCTGGCCGACACTATTGCCAGCGGTCGCGTTCGGGTCGTCGGCATCTGGGGACCGCAGCAGAACGGTGGAGAAGAGCTCGTGATGTCGTTGGCCGCGGCGATACAGCGGCCATTGCGCCGAATCTTGATGCCCGATCCAGAACCGGGCGGCCAGCAATCGATCCCTGGCCTCGACGAGCAGCTGAAAACGGCTGCGGCGCTGCGGGCCTGCTTGTGGCTTGAGACCGAGATAGTCCTTGATCCGGTGCGGGAGCGCGCTCGCCACTCGATGGCCGAGGCCCTTGCCGACCCGCCGGTGCCGATCTTGCTGACCGGAGAACACCCGTGGCGTCCCCGCTCGGCGCTGCGCGGCGGCGCTTATGCTGAAATCGAACTCGCTTCGCCCGTGCTCCAGGTCCGCGAACGCCTGTGGTCGCGCAATCTGCCTGAGCTCGAGCACGAAGAAATCGCCAGCCTGGCGGCGCGCTTCACCTTGAGTACGGCCGACATTCGCTCGGTCTCGGAGCTGGCACGCACCCGGGCGCGGCTTGCCGGTAACGGCAAGGCGGAACCGGTCAGAAATCACGTCGCCGCCGCCTGCGCCGTGGTCACACGGCGTGCGACCAGTCATTTCGCGACCGTGGTGCAGCCGCGGCGCGGACCGGATGATCTGGTACTGGCGGGCAATCTGCATCAACAGATCGTCGAAGTTGCAAACTTTTTTCAGCTGCAGTCGCGGGTCGACGAAGAATGGGGGTTTGGCCGGCTGACAAACGGCGGCGGTATGAAGGCGCTGTTCACCGGAGACCCTGGTACCGGCAAGACCCTGGCGGCGGAAGTGATAGCGAGCCTGCTAGGCCTGCCGCTCTACAAGGTCGACCTCGCCCGCGTCGTCTCCAAATGGGTTGGCGAGACCGAGAAAAATCTCGAAGCCGCCTTCCGCGAGGCGGAGGACAGCCACGCCGTGCTGTTCTTCGACGAAGCCGACGCGCTGTTCGGCAAGCGGGGCGAGATCCAGCACGGCACCGACCGCTATGCCAACCTCGAGGTCAGTTACTTGTTGCAGCGGCTTGAGAATTCACGCGGCCTCGTGATTCTCGCCAGTAATGTGAAAGATCAAATCGACGCGGCGTTTGTGCGCCGTTTTCAGGTCGTGGTGCACTTTCCGCGGCCCGGTCTCGAGGAAAGGCTCCGTATCTGGCAGCTGGCAGTGCCGCCCGCCGCGCCGATCGAAGCCGAGGTAGACCTGCCGGCGCTGGCGCGGCTCGACATGACCGGGGCAGCGATCGTCGGTGCGGCGCGCACCGCGGCACTGCTCGCTGCCGATGGGGGCTCCGCGCGCATCACGATGGCGCATATGGTCCGCGCCACCGCCCGCCAGTTCCGCCGCGAGGCGCGGGTGCTGACGCCGTCGGAGCTCGGCGCCTACGGAGCCCTGCTGCAAGGCGCGACATGAGCCCGCCCGCAGCTGTCGCCGAGAAAGAGCTTCCGGCCACGCCGCCGCCAGCACCCCCGCGGCGAGAGCTCGCGGTCGAGGCCCGTCCGGCCCCTTCCGACAATGTGGTGCCGTTCGAAACGAGCCGCGCGGGTACGACTACGGCTGCCGCTCGCCCCGCGCCGGTGCCGCGGCTACCGCCGGCGGCAGCCCCGCCGGCGCCGCGCAGCCCGGCCGAAGTCACACAATTGCACGCCGCTTATGGCAATGCGGCGATGTCGCGCGCCGCCGCTGCGGGCCAGATCGCGCCGCCGACATCGGCGCCAGAGCCGCCGCGCGCCGCGACGGCCACCGCCGCCCCCGCCACTCCACCGGCCGCGACCGCCGCGCCGGCCCCGGCGCCAACTGCGCCGGTCCCTGGTACCCCCGCCGCCGTCGTTCCACCTGCCCCGCCGGGCCCGGCAGCAACTGTACCGGCCGCCGCCGCCGGCGTTCCACCGGCGCCGTCGACCCCGCCGCCGGACGCCGCGCCCGGAGCAGGTTCACCCGCGGCGGCGGCGATGGCTCCAGCCGCGGCGCCGGCCGGCCCTGCCGATCGCACCGTCGGCGCTGCGCCCGCTGCAACCATGCCAGGAGCCGCTGCGCCAGGGGTTCGGGGCCCGACGGCGACGAGTGCGCCAACCGCGGCTGCCGCCCCGGCAAAGGCGGGCCCCGAAAAAGCTGCAGGTGCGGCCCCAACAGCCGAAAGCGCGAAGGGGGAACGACCGGCGGCGGCGCCCCGTGGCGCGACGCACGACGCGGCCTTTCGGCAGGTCGCAGCCAAGGTGCATACCGCCGCCGCGTCGCAGCGCCGCCACACCCCGGCGGCCAAGCAAGCGGCGGAGGCCCATGCCGCAGCGGTCGCACCGTCTGGCGAGGTCGCCAGCAAGGCTGCCGACAAGCACGTGCAGGAGATGGATCGCCAGCAACCGAGGCCTTTCAGCCGCGCGGCTTTCAAGGCTGCACTCCTCGCTAAGATCGCCGCGACCGCGCCGAAGACCCTCGGCGATGCCGAAAAGTTCAAGGAAAGCGGTAAGCTTTCCGGCGCCAAGACCGACCTGCACAGCACTGTACAGGAGGGCAAGACCGAGGCCGCCGGGCCCATTGCCGACACCGCCGCCAAACCCGCCGATACGAGCGGCATCCCCCCCCAGCCCGCGACGCCGTTGCCGCCCGCCGAGGCGGGGCCGCCGCCGCCCGATGTTGGCGCTGCCGCGGCGGCGCCGGCGCCGCGCAGCGACGCCGAGGTCTCTCTCGCGGCCGGGCCACGCGAGCTTGACCAACAGATGGCCGGGGCCGGCGTCAGCGACCAGCAGCTACAGAAATCGAACGAGCCCAGTTTCAAGGGCGCGCTCGACGCCAAGGACGCCGCAAAAAAAGAGTCGGAGACGGCACCGCCGGCATTCCGCGGCCAGGAGCAGGCGACCCTCGCCGCAGCCCGCGGCGATGCGGCCACCGCAGCCCAGAAACAGCTCGGCGCCATGCATGGCGAGCGCGGCAAGCTCCTCGCCGCGAGCCTCGGGCACCAGACCGCGGCGAAGACGCAAGACGAGCAGCGTCGCGCCGAGGTAGCCGGCCACATCCAGTCGATCTACGACAAGACAAAGCAGGCGGTCGAGGCACAGCTGAAAAAGCTCGACAGCGACGTCGACCAGACCTTCGACCAGGGCGCCAGCGCGGCCCAAAAAGCGTTCGAGGACTACGTCGACGAGCGGATCACCCGCTACAAGATCGACTGCTATCTGATCACGCCCGGCGGTTCGCTGCTGTGGGCCAAGGATCTGCTGCTGGGGCTGCCCGACGAGGTCACCGCCTTCTACCAGCAGGGGCGCAACCTCTATATCGCGCAGATGGACGGCGTGCTCGACCGGGTCGCCGCCATCGTTGAGACCGGCCTCAACGTAGCAAAGGCGGAGATCACCAAGGCACGGGAGGAGATCGCTACCTATGTCGCCGGACTCGACCCAGCGCTCAAGGAGATCGGCAAAAAGGCGGCACAGGACATCGGCGGCAAACTCGACGAACTCGAGCACTCGGTCACCGCCAAACAGGATCAGCTGATAGAGACGCTGGCGCAGAAGTACAACGAACGGCTGCAGCAGGTCGACGACAAGATCGCCGCGATGAAGGCGGCCAACCGCGGCCTCGTAGACGCGGCCAAGGACGCGATCGGCGGCGTCATCGAAACGATTATCAATCTGAAGAATATGCTGCTCGGCGTCCTGCAGCGGGCGGCCGGCGCAATAAAGCTGATCATCGACGACCCGATCGGCTTCCTCGGCCACCTCGTCGATGCGGTCAAGCTCGGCGTGCAAAACTTCGCCTCGCGGATCGGCGAGCACCTGAAGCAAGGCTTCATGGAGTGGCTGTTCGGCGCCGTGGCGGCGGCCGGCATCCAGCTGCCGAAGACCTTCGACCTCAAGGGCATTCTGAGCCTGGTGCTGCAGGTGTTGGGCCTCACCTACGCCAATTTCCGGGCGCGCGCGGTGGCGATCCTCGGCGAGAAGGTGGTTGCGGCGATCGAGATCGTGGCCGAGGTCTTCAAGAAGCTCGTCACCGAAGGCCCCGGCGCGCTGTGGGAATGGATCAAAGAGAAGCTGGGCGACCTCAAGTCGATGGTGATCGACCAGATCCGCAACTTCGTGATCGAAAAGGTCATCGTCGCCGGCATCACCTGGATCATCGGCCTGCTCAACCCGGCCTCGGCCTTTGTCAAGGCGTGCAAGGCGATCTACGACATCATCATGTTCTTTGTCGAGCGCGGTAGCCAGATCCTGGCGCTCGTCAACGCCGTCATCGACTCGATCACGGCGATCGCCCAGGGCCAGATCGGCGGTGCGGCCAACATGGTGGAGAACGCGCTCGCCCGCGCCATCCCGGTCGTGATCGGCTTCCTCGCCGGCGTGCTCGGCCTCGGCGGGATCAGCGAAAAGATCAAGGAGGTGATCGAGACGGTCCGCAAGCCGATCAACGCGGCGATCGACTGGGTCATCCATAAGGCGGTGGAGCTCGTCAAGGCGGCCGGCAGGTTCATCGCGGGGCTCTTCGGCAAGAAGGAGGAAAAGAAGGAAGAGCCGAAAGAGACCGATCCGGAAAAAGCAGGGAAGGTTGCCGCAGGTATTGCGGCGATCGATGCCGCGGACGAGGCGCGTGCGGAGGACGGCGGAATATCTCGCGAAAATGCGGAAGCGGTGGCCTCTGAAGTCAAGCAGCAACATCCCGTTTTTACATCATTGACCGTTGTCGACGCTGGGGGTCGTTGGGATTACGAGTACACGGCCAGTCCGGGCCAAAGGCACGGAGGTAAGGAGAAGAAGGAAAGGGCTTATCTAAAGAAGAAACTGGCGACGGTTCCTGAGGGTGCAGACAAGGAGGACCGACGTCGCTATGAACGGTACGTAAAGGAGAAGCTAGAAGCCAAGGAAGAAGCAAAAGATTATGATGAATGGTTCGTCTTAAGTCGGGGAGGTCGAGCTGGCGGCGAGGCGCATCAAAAGATTCAGACGGAACTCGCAGACCAGCCGGGCTTTCGTAAAGAGGTGCAATTTGGAGACCGTTATGCTGATGCTGCGAGTAGAGACGAAATCCACCAGATTGGCGGGCTCAATCAACGCGGCGACCCCATAGCGCGGGAGAGAGATGCGATTTTAGATATCATGAATTCAGAGGAATACAAAGCTCAAGGCAAGCCAGCTATCATTTTCCACGACAAAGAAACCGGCAAGGAAATACCTATCGTGCAAAAAGGCGGACAGTTTGAGCCGGACGCCAAGTTTGGGGCGCGTTAACATGGGGAACCTCCTGATCTCAAAGACGGTTAACCAAGTCAGTCGTGTTGGGTGGTGGGATGTCGGCTTGGTCCTGAGCGGGCATGTGGTAACGTCCAGTGGCTTAAAGCCCGTAAGCAACTCTTTAACCTGGGAGGCGCAGACCGTTGAACATGCTGTGAATGCTAGATAATGATTTCTGACGGTTATGCAGGCCAATTCCAACAGACAGGATGAACCCTAAATGGGCAGCCAGATAGGCATAGTGCAGTCTCCGACTGACGAAGCGGAGTTTTTTGTCTGGCTGCAACAGCGGGGTCGGCTCAGCGCCGTCCCGCGTACTCAGTCGGTGGAGAAATTTGTACCTGTCCCGCCAGAGAGCTGCGAGGCTCAGGAACAGTTCATATTTCCCGAAAGTGAGAGCCAAGAAATATTGCGACATGTCTCACATGATAAAGCTCGCTCAGGTCTGTACTTGATTCGGCGATCGCTGGTTGCGGGGCGGGTAATTGAATGGGATCGCACTGAAAGGATTGCGAGCAACGAATTTCGCCCGGGACGTTTTTACATCGATAACATGAAGGACGGTCGTGATGAGATTCAACAGTTTATCAAAAACGCGATGACCGCTATCCAGCGTCATGTTCGCGATACCTATCCGATGCGGTCAACACATCGTCATCCTATTTATGTTGGCCCTCATATGGCGCAATTGCTAAGAGAGGGTAAGGGAAGAATTAATCCCAAGAGCTTTGAAATGCGACTTGTTGATAACGCGTGATTCTTCGGGCTTTAAAGCCAGTTGAGTTGCCACGTGTTAGAGACTTCTAATCTCAACAACGGCCTATGAGCAAAAAAGGGTATAGGAAGATGCCAGTGTGGATCACAGTGTATTGTCGGTGCGCGATCGGCGAGTTGCGCGCGGAAGATTTGAAGGCGGGAATCCTTGGAAAGGATCCATCGGCACCGGCGGGAGAGGATTATCGATCGTTGGCCGAGTTCTACGATGTCGATCGCAAGCTCGTCGACGCGGCACTTCGGAATTTAGAGGTGGTTTCAGCTGAGGCGCCCGACGGGTCCACTCGATATCTCGTCCGCTATTCATCCGAAGGTTCACGGCCAATCGCAATCCACCGATGGACCAAGCCTGACCGTGTCACTGAAGAAGTCCAAGAAGCCGATGAGCACGTCTCCGATAATGTCGCCCGACATCTCTCGTCAACCAAGGAGGTAATTGGAATCGAGCTAGGCGCAAGCCAGCTCAAGGATATGGGCGTTGTCCTTGCATACGAGGCTGCTCGGTATCTCGGGGGCCGCTGCGACGGCTTGGTCAAGAACGACCTTGGAGAGTGGCTGCAAATCAAAAAGGGTGCCTTTGTCCCGACAAAGTAATAGACCCTGCGCGGCACGGGCGCGGCTACCGCTCGCGCGGGCGGCGGCGATGTTGCCCTGGACATCGTCATTTCCCTTCGCGAGGATTGATCCCGAATCACGCGACGCTCTCGCCGTCAGCTCCCGCTGACGGGAGGGGTCGCGCTTTTTTGCAGCAAGGCGTCGCTGCCGGTATCTGCCATTGGGCCCCGCGCGGCGGCGGGCCTTGCCGCTGGCGCGGGCGGCGGCGGCGATGTTGCCGCCGGAGCGGTACAGGGCACTTTCGAAATAGGCGCGCTCAAATTCGCAGATCAGCTGCCGCTTTGTCGCCTGAAGCGGCCCGACTTCCGCTAGCGCATCCATCGGCAAAGTCTTCTTGGTATCACCAAAGTGGAGCAATGGCAGATCGGACGGATCCACCGGCCGGTCGAGCTGCAGGCACGTCAGATATTTGACACAATTCTCAAGTTCCCGGATGTTCCCGGGCTAGGCATAAGATTGCAAGCAATCAAGCGCGCGATTACCGATCAGGACCCATGGCAGCTTATAGTCTTCCGAGAGCAAGGCTCAGCGGATGTATCGATCAGCAAGGGGATGTCATCAGGCCGTTGTTTCAGCGACAGAACTTTTTACCGGCGTTATCACAGTCGGAAGAGTAGACTCCCGCCGAAGTGTTCTGCGAGCCCGGGTCAAAGACCAATCCGGCACTGGGTCTCGTCGAGTACCCTCATGCTACCACGCAGCCGAGCGGATGTTTGCGCGCAGCGGAAAATGATCGGCGCGATCCAACGTAGTGGTATAAGCCCAGCGGCCGCCGGAATATGTTCCGGTATGATTTGATCGATTAGATTAGACTCGAGGCTCAAGCGCGCATTGGTCTTTCTGCGCTTCGAGCCAGTCTGGATCTGCCAGCTGGTTCTCTTGCATCCGCTCGGGCAAGGCCGTCACCTTTGGGCCCCAAATATAACTTCTGGGATAATAATACCAGAAGCGAAACGCGTTTCCTTGAAATCTGGACAATACGACAAACGCGGTACAGGGATCGGTCCTGGCATATCGATAAAGGAAAGTTAGGTTGCTCAATGCTTTTTTGTAATTCTGAAGTTGCTGATCGTGTTGTGGGTTTTTGTCATTTACAAGAATGTTTGTAGTGATCCATTGTTGAATGTCGGCAATAGCGGCAGCTTCTTTGTCGGTTTTCTTACCCGCTTCATCGGCCCTTTGCCTCGCCTTCCAAAATCTGTCATCAGAGCTATTGTAAATCGGCTTGATGGCGTCGTCGATGCTTTGCTCGATGTCCTTGCCCAGAGTGCCGTGGACGATATCGTAAGCATGCAGAAAGTCTACCTTACGCTGTTGAATTGCTTGATGGTAATAAGTGTACAGGGCCAAAACTATTGAAATTATTGGAACGCTTACCGCTATAGCACCGAATATCTTCAGAGGCATGTCCCACCATTTCTTTCCAGACTCGGAGGGCTGGGACATCGACGACGACTGATTAGAAGTTCCGTCGCTTTGAGCTGTGGACATCATCATCCCCTGTTGCGAAGATCGTTATCCAAGCATGTTGGCCGCGAGCCCTGAGCGCGAGGCGGCTGTCATTTGCCATGTAGGTGCGAGATTTGGGATATTGACGCTTAACACTTGGCGGTCTATCCGCCTGTCAGCTGCCGCCGAGACGAGCCGCTCTCGTTCACGGCGCGGTATCGCTGGCGATATCGGCCACCGAATCTTTTACCTCCACACCGCTAGCTACACCCCGTTTGCGCATCAGCTCGAAGAACGCGCGGCGCGGCTTGCCGCTGGCGCGGGCGGCGGCGGCGATGTTGCCGCCGGAGCGGCGCAGGGCACTTTCGAGGTAGGCGCGCTCGAATTCGCAGATCAATTCCCGCTTCATCGCCTTGAGCGGCCCAACTTCTGCGATTGCGTCGCTCGCCGGGCTCTCATCTGTTTCGCTCAGGCCGAGCAGTGGCAGGTCGGAGGGGTCGACCCGGCGGCCCAGCTGCAGGCAAGTGAGGTATTTGATGCAGTTCTCGAGTTCGCGGATGTTGCCGGGCCAACTATACGATTTCAAACGCTCGAGCGCGCTGCTGCCGATCACGACGCGTGGCAGCTTGTAGCCTTCCGAGCAACGCTCAGCGAATGTATCAATCAGCAACGGGATGTCGTCAGGCCGTTGGTTTAGCGACGGCACTTCGACCGGCACCACCCGCAGTCGGAAGAAGAGATCCTCACGGAAGCTCTTCGCGCGAACAGCCGAGAGGAGATCAGCGTTGGTGGCAGCGATGATCCGCACATTCGCTTGCCTCAAATGCGTCTCGCCGAGACGTCGATAGTCCCGGTCTTGCAAAAATCGAAGCAATTTCACCTGACCCCCGAGCGGCAACGAGTCGACCTCGTCGAAAAACAGGGTGCCGCCTTGGGCCGCCGCTACAAGACCCTCGCTGCGCGGGCGCGCACCAGTGAACGCCCCCCCGACATGTCCGAACAGTTCGTTCTCGATCAGCTCGACGGGGAGTCCTCCGCAGTTCACGGGAACAAATGATTGCTTGGCTCGAGTGCTATGCTGGTGAATGTAGTTGGCATAGAGTTCCTTGCCCGTGCCAGTGGCGCCGGATATCAACACTTCAGCGTCTGTAGGCGCGATCTTCTGAAGCTTTTTTATCAGCTCGGTGTGGGTGGCGCTCTTGCCTACCAATATTGATGATGCTGAGGCCGACTGCTTTCCCGTTGAGGGCTGTCGTGCTTGATCAGTGGTGTGCCTATACCCGTTCTGCTCTCTACGCGGTGCACGGCCGCCGCCTGTCTCCCCGATATCGATGCTCATCCCTGTCACCCCACCTTTTATGTCGATGATGGGTATCCATCCACGCCAACCAAGGCGCTCACGTCCACGTATGCGCTAAAATTACCTTCTTAAGACGAAGCGAATATTACAGGAATATTACATGCGTCTCCCGGGATCACCTCGCATACTATAGTTTTTATAGCGCCAGCCCGAGCGGCGTATACCCCCGGACCAAACCGAGAGAGTAGGTTAACACCGTTTCCTGGAGGATGTGTGATCTAGTTCACATTGGATAACGGTGCTCAGGCAAACGGCCCGAATCGCGTCGCGTCGGCATCCGACGACGCTCTGTCATCCGCCACCGCCAGCAGGTCGTGCGTGTCAGACAGCCCGCGTTCGAAGTGCAGCAGTGCAGCGACATGGCGGTCAGCGGAGGCGTTCTAGGTCTAGGGAACAGGGTCATGGTGACCCGCGAGGAGCGTCAACAACGCGGTCAAGCCAGCTGCCATCAGGTTTGACCGCAGCAACAGATCATCGCAGGTGGATCCGTGCGATCATCCGAGACAAGACAAAACCGCTTAAGCGCGATAATGGCGGATGCTGTCGCATTTCGTCCGAACCGATGCGGCTACACTCAAGCCCGCGTTGCGATCTCCCTTGCGTGCTCCGCAGCGAGTTTTTCCAATAGATCATTTCGGTCTAATAGGCCGAGAAATCTCTTGCTGCCGTCGACTATTGCAACGAAGCGAGCCTTGTGACGGAGCACAGCTGGAGTTGTTACATTAAGGTCATTATCGGCGGGCATAGTTATAAAAGCCGATAGTAGCCCTAAACCTAGAATGCGTTCAAGACGACGGCCGCTTACCCACTTTGCGTGCTCTTTCAGGCCACCGCTGTGTTCGATCCACTCGCTCTTCGTGCTGACTTGTATTACTTCCGGTGGTGCTTGAACACCGGTAATGAAGCTAGACAGTAGTTGTTGTTGCTGAGAAAGGAACAACATACCGCTGTCTTCGTCAAATTGGGGAACGCCAAGATTTGAGTAAGCGCGCGCATACGCTGTCTCCAGCCATGGCTCTTCCCTGACTAGCGCCCAACGCACTGCTTCCATCGACGCGGTGCCGGTAAATATATTTCGCGACTCCTGGAGGGTCTCGACAAATACAAAACAGCCCAGCTTCGCGGATTGGGAGAGTAGCAGTGCCAGAATGTAGAGGCGATGTCAGCCAACGGGGCCTCTGCTCTGAACCAAGATCAATGACTACGTAGTCATACCTTCCAGCCGTCCTGAGCTGCTCAAACAGGGCCGATTGGCCGCTTTGCTGCACAATGGATGCCTGCCGAAGTTCGACGTCTAGTGAGCGTGCCTTGAACTCGGGCAGCTTCGATAGCTCAAGGCTTATTTGCCATACGGAAATCTTCTCGACACGTTGCCCGAGAAAGGAGAACAGTTGTGAAACGGGATCGCGAAAATACGTAGAGTGCGCCGGCCACAACTGTGGGCCACAGAATTGAACGGACCAGATCAGCAGCGTCGCTCATCTGCGCCTCCCATAGTACTCGTTATTCTCTAGTCAGTCGTGACGAACGATTTCTAGCTTTCAAGGATTGTCGGCAGCGATCTAGACGACAGGCAGCGATAATCAGGGTGTTAACCAACGCAGCCGACTCCATGATTGCCGCCGGCCCGCGGTGGTGCAAGGGGTTTTGCGGTTTCGATCGACGAGGCACGAAAATCGGTGGGCCCGCCCGGTCCGAACGAAGCGATCGGCGAGGCCGGTTGTCATCGCTTGATCCGAACCATGCTACCCTTATCTCTGGGGTCGAGAGGCGCGTCGATGCCTGGATCGTCGACGGCACGGGCTTTCCCCAGAAGGGGCGGCACTCCGTTGGGGTAGCCCGCCAATATTTGCGGCCAACTCGGTAAGCATAATAACTGCCAGATGGCTGTAGTGCTGTCGCTGCCGAACCGTGAGGCCGGCCTGCCCCTGGCTTATCGGCACAATCTTCCAGTGGGTTGGCGAAGGATCCGGGACGCCGGTGCAAGGCCAAGATACCGGAGGCGATCGTCTTCCAAACCAAGCCGGGGATCGCCCTGGAGCAGATCAAAGCCGCCCGAGCGGCGGGTTACCTGAGAGTGTCGTGTGGATTCAGCAGGCTAGCCGCGCCAGCGCCTCGACCCTGAGGGGCTGATGCTCGCCGATACAGGAGCAGCTCCCACCGGAATAAACGATTGGGGCCGTATTTCCGTTTTTGGCACTTACCGGCGGTGCCTTCCAACCGTAAAACGGCCGTCGAAGGTAGACCGGCAGTGGTTTCGCTGTGGGAGGTCTTCTCAGGCTAAGTGATCGGTGTCTCGGCCAACAGCATTGAGTCCTTTCTTGTCTTCTTCGCTTCGGTGAATCCTTTACGCTGAGCGCCAGGATACCCTTGTGCCGGCAGCTGGCGCGCTCGTCGCTTCAAGTCATCCGGCCCGTGGCTGACGTCGGTGAACATCCTAGACGGCGAGTCCAAAATTAGTCCATTATCGAGTCCACTTGGCACCTCGCTGAGCTCGTGAAAGCCGCAGAATTGCTGAGGTTTGGATTTGCCTCGTGGTCGGCTGGACCGATCCCGAGGGCTCGCGGCCCTGGCTCGGCGGTTGCTGCTAGCCTACTACGATCCGGATGGCCGGCTAATCAACGCCGGCCGCGCCGGCACCGGCATCGATCATGCGGAACTCGAAAGCCTGTGGCGCCGCCTACAGCCGCTGGCGATCCCCCAGATGCCGCTCGACCTGCCGCCGCCGCGCGACAGCCGGTTCGGCTCGCCGCTGACTTTAAGCCGCGTCCATTGGGTGCGGCCCGAACTCATCGCCGAAGTCAAATACCTGACCTGGACGGAGGACAACCTGCTGCGCCAGGTCGTCCATGAAGGCTTGCGGGGGGACAAGCCGGCGGCGCGCGGTGCCGTACCCAAAACCGGCCGACCCGCCGCGACCGGCTGCCCGTTCAAAACGGCCCCGCTCCGGCTGACGCGCGACTCTCGCCCTGGCCCGCCGGACATATTTCTTGCCAGGTCGCGCAATCTCACGCCCGGGCAACCCAGGCGCAGTCCGCCTTCGCTTCAATCTTCCCGCCCAAACCATCGCCTGCTCGCGCCGCCAGTGGTGGCCGCACATCATGCTTGCTCCCTACCCCTCGGAACAGATGACATGCTGGCCGGTGAGCATGCGGGTGGGCAACGTCAAAAACAACGAGCCGAGCCTGATCGAGCCGATTGCTTTGGTGTGATCGAACGGCAATGCGGGTCGCAGCGGCCGGTGATACTCTGCGTCCCTTACCCGGAGCCGGAGCGATCAAGCCAATGCCCGAAGCCGAAATTGCAAAAGCGATACAGCTGCTTGACCTAATGCTCGAGTTTTTTGCCGGCGACGGCCACTGGACGCGCGGCTGTTATGATGACGGAAAGGGCGGCCACTGCCTTGTCGGTGCTATTCTACACCTAAGCCGCGAACATCGCCTGCCGAAGGCACCGGTAATCGCGCTCCTGCAGGACGCAATGCCCCGGCCCGGCCTTCCGCTTGTGCACTTCAATGACAGTCGCTGCAGCAGCATCGCCGAGTTGCGGTCGGTAATCCTCAAAGCCCGACGTCTCGCACATGATGATGCCGAAAGAGAGCGGGCAGCTGCCGCGGTTAAGACCTGGCTGCTCGCCCAGATTGATAAAAAACGAACAGCACCGGCCGCCGACATCGGGGAACCTGCGCCGGACAAGCCATTCACCCCCCAACGCCTTGCCGCCTAGGCTCCCATCACAATGCGACGGGACGATTTAGCGGCTTCATGGGGTCGAGTCCCAGGCGCGACGGCAGATGGGTTCGCGTGACATTGCTGCTCCTCGCTGCCATGCTCTCACCGTCGATGGCGGCGGCGCAGCGGATCCCGCAACCAGTCTTCACAGAGTTTTTCGCGTACGATCCGACCAGGCCGTCGCAGTTGCTAGGGAAGTGGCTGATCTCCAGCCAGCTCAACAGCAAGTCGCAGCCGCTGCGCGTCGGTGTCGTCGACGACCGCATCGGAAAGACAGTCGGCCGCGTCACGGTGCAGGAGGGCGACGGGCTCGACGGCGCGAACGAGGCGATGCTGCAGGCTAAGCA